CGTGCCGATATCGATGGCAGAGGCAATGTAATCCAGTTTTAACGCCGGGCGGTTTGACCTGACATTCCACTCAGCAGGTATGGTTAAATCACGGTTATCAAATAAATCTTTGCTGACAATTGCGACGTTGCGCATGTAAATGCCGGACAGGCGTTTTGCTTCAGTCCCCGCAATCGTGATAACAGGATTTGCTGAATCAGCGTCACGGGCAATAAACACGGTCCCGTTATCAATAGAGCCCAGATTGCGGGTGCTGGCCAGCTCGGAGTTAACGCCCCATTCCAGATCAAATTTCGGGTCGTAGGAGAAATTCAGTTCAGAGATAAACACTTTCCCGGTCGGCAGTCGGGCATATTTTTTGCCTTTTGCATAGGCGTTGAACTGGTTCAGAACGTCGGCGTTAAACTGATAGTCAGCGTCACTGGCAACCATGCCACCGCCATTCTCCAGAAGAAATATATCCGGATTGATAATACCCGCATCGAGCGCGGTCATTACCGCCGGTAATTCTGTGCTAATCCCGACACCAAAGGCAGACAGGGTAACGTCGGCGCCCATATTTAGCCGCCACGCCCCCGATACGCCGGACGGGTCAATCGTCGGGGCAATAAACAGCCGCGGGTAGGTCGAAACCAGCTCACTCATATCCGACGGATCAAACCACCATTCCCCGGCGCCGCCATCATAGGCCCACTTAGCCCCCAGCGTTTTTATTCTGCTGCTTACACCAGGAAATATACCGCGCAGGTCCTCAATGTGCCGGGGTGATCCAATCAGCAACTGGCCTTCTATGGATGCCATCTCTATTAGGATATCCGATGCAGACCCAGACTCAGGAAGGACGGTGATCGGGTTACCAAGATCGTTAAATGCCAAAAGCTTATTTTTACGGTGAGCAATATCTGGTAAGGGGGTTATGACGGACTCAGGGACACGGAGTGTATGAGCCAAATTTGCTTTACCCGTCTCTATAACAAACTTTTTAGTAGCCGCGTCCTGATCATCTACGGGGTCGGCCAGATTAGCAATCCGATAACCATTAGCGTTGAAAGGGCCACCGCCGAATAACGGGCGGCTAAGCGCGACTCCGAGATAGATAAATGCACGCTGGATAGCCATCCAGAGACGATCGAAATCTTTGTTAACCGTATCGGCCAGCAGGTCGCCATTGTCCTGGTAATCGGTGAGCCGGTATGTCGGCGTAACGCGTTCGAAAATGACGGTGGCGCCATTTGCTGGAGCCGTGAGAAAAGTAACCTCGCCACCACGGGTATTACCCACACCAGACACCGTATAGCCGGAAGAAACCCCACTGCCGTTAATTGTCACCTGGATATCGCTGGCGCTGATCAGGTAAAACTCATAGGCAAAGATGGTACTCAGCCCGTTGGCGGTGTAGATGTTATAGGGTGTCTGGTTCGGTACCGACATACGAGGAACTCCGGCGGCTAGTAATCTACGGCGACCATGTGATCGCCATCGTTTGGTTGCCAATGTTCCCGCGCCTGCGCGGTCGGAATCCCGACCAATTTACCTATGCGTACTGGTGTTGAACTGATGGCGCCAGCGCCAGAATCGATAAAATCATCAGGCTGATTGGTCAGCGCCGGGTTAAAGTCGCGCATCTGGTCATACATCGGGCCGTCGAGCACGTCGGTATGCGCCCACAGGAATTTAGACGACAGAGGCGCTTCGAATGCATCCAGAATGCGTTTCTGTTTGTTGGTGACGCTGAACTCTTCCCGCACTCCGCAGCCAGTCCCCTTCAGGGCCTGAATCAGCAATTTCCCCGCGAAGCTGCCGGGGCCGTTCACCTCAACGCATACCAGCGGGATCTGATACTTCAGCACCAACTCTTTAATCTGAATCACCTGGCCGCCGATGATTTTGTCGTTTTCGTCGAACTCCGCCAACTCGCCTGTCAATCCCTGGCAAACATGCCAGTACAAGTGCCCGCGCGCGTCGGTGAAAATCAGGGAGAATGCCGAGGCGTCGGCCTTAACTTTGCCGGTGGCCACATCCCACCAGGCGACAGCACCGACGATTTGCGTCTGGCCCAGCCACATCGAGCAGGAGCGGTTCGCGTATCGGATTTCAGGCTGGACGTTGTATTCTCGGATACGGTCGGGATCGAGACGAACCTCGCCTACCGGTTTGCTGTGCAGCTGGTACTGGCTGTCCCATTCGTTGACGGTGCGGCACTCTTTACGGCGCAGCAGTAATTCATTGTGATCGAAACGGCCCGGCCACGCGCACCCGGCATAGAAATCCACGACCGTTTCAGGCGGTGCGGCGAACTCTACGCCGTCGTCTGTCAACCGGTAATCGGTACCCTCAATCAGTAACCGGGCGGCTTTGTGGATTCCGACAAAAACATATTCCGGGCGGAACGGTATCCGGTACCGTTTTTTTGTCGCCTTCTTCGCCTCGATGCGGTGCTCTTTATCGAACAGCTTTATCGTTAGGCAATCAGCGCCCTCGGCTTCTTTCTCGTCGTAGAGGCTGTCGTGAGTGTGCGGTGTACCGATAAACAATTTTCGGCCTCCGGGGATCAAAATGTGCGTCTGCTCACTCAGCCGATAACGCAGCTTTTCGCGGGCCTCCGGCGTCTGGATATTGCCAGGCACTTCTACGTCATCATTCTGGCACTCGTTGGCGCGGGCGCCGGTAACGTTCGACAGGATGCCTTTGGCGAACATGCTGGCGTTACGCATATCCAGCGCGCCGTTTACCCACCACTGCTCGATTGTGCCGATACCGTCCGGCAGCATACCTTTTGTCAGCGGGTGATTGCGTAAAACGTTCTGCGTGTCGCGGCTGGTTTTTCTCGCCGTCGTGTCAGATTCCGACTGGTGCAAAATTCGATACTGGCGGTCGCAGTAATACCGCCAGGCGTTATAAACGCCCAGGATAGTCGATTTACCAAAGCCACGAAAACAGCGAAGCACCGCGAGGTTTCCGCGATGCTCCAGCCAGTGGCAGGCTTTATAGTGGCAGTCCGGCACATCCCAGTTCATCCGTTCCGCCCACATCAGGAAAAAGGCGAGGAACGAAATCATTTTTTGCCTTTGTGCTGCAGCCTCTCGATCACTTCCATCGCTTTACGTTCGGCAGCTGCTACCTGCTGGCCTAACAAGAAAGCCTCATCATCCGGATCCTCACCGCCGGGTTTCGGCGTGCCGCCGCGCGTATGCATGCCAATCAACGAGTGGACTTTTACCAGCAGCGTGAGTGATGCGGCCGCATTCTTCTTATGCCAGTAGCGATCGCCGCGTTCCTGTTTGGTGTGCTTTGTGATTTCCTTCCCTGCCCCCGGCCAGTTGTCCGGATCGGCTTCTTCCAGAACTACATCGGTGAGCTTATCGCTAAGAGAGGTCAGGCGGGTTTTGTAATCTGAATGCATAAAAAAGCCCCGTGGTTATCCATGGGGCTATGATGTGACGGGCTAGAGGTCGGAATCCTGACTTAATGCTGTAAAAATATCAGGGTTTCGGAAAATGACGCACTATCATATCTTTACTCAGTGGATTGAATGTTAAGAGTGATTTTATGGAAATTTTCTGGATAGTTGTCGGTGTGGTTGTTGTAATCTTGTTCGTTATTAATCAGAACAGAACAAAAATCACTAATCGAACCGTTATAACCAGAGATAAAACTGTTAAAACTGAAGATGGCGAAATCCGTATTCAGCAAACACAAGTAATTGATAGTGCTTCAACGCAGTATACGAAACCTAATACATTAAATAATGGAAGCCATTCTGAATATGATAAAGCCGCTATATCAGATTATTACAAGCAGCTTTCTCATCAGAAAGCCGTTGAGTCATTGCGTACTGAGCAGCAACCCTTTATCCAATCTCAGAGGGTTGAAAAAGAGGTCAACCCGCCCACCTCATCAACGATTAAGCCAACGTTAATTGAAAGTGCCTCTCCAGTTGCTAGTGGGAGTAAAACTTGCACACGATGCAGTAGAAGCCTGTCATTCGATAAATTCAGAAAATCTAGTAAACATCCAGATGGCTATACAATTTGGTGCGCTCACTGTCTGGATGGACCTAAAAACACGCAGCATACGAAATGGTGTCCGATTTGCGAAATTCGCCGTAAACGTACAAGTTATTACAAAAATGCGAATAACCGTGATGGTTTGATGTCATGGTGCAAAAGCTGCTGGGATTCATACAAAGGTAAACGCTAAGCCCACCTTGGTGGGCTTAGCATATCACCAGAAAACCAAAGCGATTACGGCTAGAATCCCCGGGGTGGCTAAGAGGCAATATGTTCGTTGCCTCTTTATGCTAGCAACCTCATTTTTCCATACTGTATACCTATGATGAGATTCTAAATAATCGCTACAAGCATTATTTTCTTTAGCAGTATCAAAACTAATTTTTGCATCACGAAGTGACGAGTAAGCTCTTTTAAGACTGCGACCATAAAAGAACCAAAATAAAACACACCCAACCAAACTAAACATAAACCAGATGATAATTCTCAATGTATGAGGATTTAGCATGCCTACCTCTTTTCTAATTCCCGAACTCAAATTCTTTTTTATAGTATCCCATTTCTGGTGCCGTCAGGTCACCAGATGGATCCCAGAAAAACTGCTGCCCTTTCTGGTCGGCGTACTTCCTTAAGCGTCGCTGATAGCCGGGGTTTAGTGCCTCTGCCGCATCGTTAAAAAACATATGATCTATCGCGGCTTTTGTATACCAGTAATTTAGTGGGGCGATCTGCTGGCGACCGAATTTGATAGCCATATACCCTGCCTTTTGCGGATCAGTCGGCGCAGTAAAGGCGATTTTACCCAACGTTGCCAGATCCCCGAAAATGGGTACGGCACTGGAACTGTGGCCGCTGCTATCCCCGCTAACTGCATCGTACATGCTGGTAATCAGATCCTGAACCATAGCAAAGCCGCCGGCAACCGCCATTGCTTTTCCTATCGTTCTGATATCGTCTGGCGGCGGTGGATTCTGCCCGCTGGTAACGGCCTGAGCGACCAGGGCCATATAACCGAAGCTGGCAGATAACGCAGCTGTAGCCGCGACGTATCCCACTTTGGTAGCACCAGATTTACGACTCAGGCGATCCAACATATGCGCCGTCTGGATTGCACCCGCATTTTTGAAAAGCATAACCTGTTTTGTCAAAGCGTTCGTACGACCGCCAGCGCTCATCAGCGTTTGAGCTGTAAGATTATGCTCGGATGTGACGATATCACCGCCCATCCTGACAAATCCCATAATCTGGGCCTGCAGGCGCATAGCCTCATCCGGGGGGATCCCCAATGCAGAAACATCAGACACGTCGTGGATATCCTGCCCACGTAGCTTTTTACGGGGTATGCTCATGATGTGCTGCCAGTCACCCTCAGTGATACCGGCGTTATTCAGCAACCCGCGCTGGCTGCTATTCAGCTTATCCCACGGCTGGCGAGACCATTCACCCAACGCCAATGCATGCGAGGTTTGTCCCGCTCGCCGGGCTGCGTTCGTCCAGGCGTCAAGCAACGTGTATTTCATAGTGGCCTGAGCGTATCGGCTAAGCGCATTCGCCAGGTTAAAACGGCCCTGTGCCATAATTCTTTCGGCACCTTCACGCGCTGCGCGTACCGCCACTTCAGCACCAATCCCGAACTGAGCCGCTTCTTTTGGACGGAAGGCGCTATGCAGCACGGTACCGATGTTGTGCAGTTGCCCGACGTCCGCCATATTCAGCAGCATCCCCGGCGTGTCCTGGAATACCGAGCGTAACCCCGTGCTGGTTAACTTCGTTGCAGCCTGGTACGCGGTCAGCGCACTACTGATACGGTCAAAGTCGGTGAAGTCAGCATTATTATGCATGATCTGCCTGAAGTAGGCATCAGGACTGAAAGCCCCCCGGTTGCCCCCTTTAACGCTGCCATCGCCATCAAAAACCGCTCCCGGCATCTGGCTATCCCGTTTCGCTGCCGTATCTTTTAAAGTCGCAAAGGTAAGCCCAGGGTTTGGCCCCATCTCATTAATAAGCGCAACATCTCTGGCCGCGCCGTTCAGATGGCTGAAAAATGATGCACCGAGAGCGCGATCGCTAAACTGGTTGTTATAAGCGATAACTGCGTCTGCATCCCGTAGATGTATTTCACGATGGCTGGTATTAAGCATTCTCGCGATATTAGCTGAACCAAAATTACCCGCGGCCCCTTCGGCCAGCCCCTGCACATCAAGCTGAATTTTGTTTACCCCATCGGTTACGATGGAGTCATACATTTTACTTACAACGTCTTCGAGTTCCGAATCGCTCAAACGAGTGCCTGAATCGCTGAGGTACTGATCTCGGTCGAGGTTCTTCATCATAAAAGAAACCCACGCCGGTTTACCTGCACGCTGCATAACCGTAGGGTCATGAGATTGCGGGGCATAATTATCCAACTTTCCAACCGTCCCACCCGCCCGGTTTCGGGCCTCACGATAACCGTCCATGGTAGCCGACCACTTTTTCGCAAAGCTTTTGGCGGTAGCGTTTCCTGTATCAGTGCCGTAGATCTCGCGCACAACATCAGCAAAGAAAGCATCGCTACGCTTATTGCCAAAATCCATCGTCCACGGTCCGACCCTGGCCGCTTTTAGCATATCGCCGAATCCTCTTACCGCGACCTGCTCCGCTCCGCGCAAGGTATTATCTACGCCCTCCAGTACATCGATCAGAGATTTACTCCATTTCCCTGCTTTGTCTGGCCGTGCGCCCGCCATCGCATCGAGCCTTTTAGCTGCATCGACAATAGCGGAAAGCTGGCGAACTTTACTCCTTGCCTGACCGTCTGCCTGTGTCTGCTCCTGCTCTCGTACCCACTGACCTATAGCGATCGTACGCTCATCGGGAGACATTGATTGCCAGGCAGCGCGATCCCGGCGCGCCAGCACTTTTGCACCTTCATGCATGCGTTCGTCAATGCGTGAAATAGCGGCAGCGGTTAGTTTTACCGGTTTGCCACTGACAGCACTAAGGTGCGCCTCAACTGCTTGTATGCATTGTGGTTTCATAGTCAGGATCCAAATTTAAGGGCGCAGGCAGCAGCTACGTCATATAGCTCTGCATTACGGCGTGCGGTGGTATGTTCGGCTTCAAAGTTATCAATGTGCTGTGCAACGAGATCACGAAGCTCCGGATGGTTTTCTGCTACAGCATCCATTTGTTCACGCAGAAGCTGGAAAGGCTGATCGGTTGCATCACTTAAAACGCTTGGTGAATAGCTATTAACTTTCTCAGGTATTGCCTGCTGGTCAGCAGCCTGCACTACTGAATCAACTCGTTTCGATACATCGCCCGCCAGCTGCTGCCGAGCAACGTTACCAGCATCGATATCGCTATGGACTATAAATGTTCGGTCGCCAGTCAGATGATCCGTAACATCTACAGCACGCCCCCGGTTAATAGAATCTATGGCCGTGTCCATAGCTGCCACATGGCCTGATTCACTTCTCGCATCAGCAGAAAGACCCGGTGCAGTTTCAGTTACGTAATTATCATGAATAATGTGAGCTGTGGCCGCGTCTTCGTGGATACTGGTTATCCCCCTATCTATATCACCAGCTCTTCCTGTTTCGGTTCTGTGACCGCCGCCCAGTAGACCAAACGCACCACCCAAGACAAATTCAGTAACCCTGCTGGCAGCATCTGCCTGGCGCATCTGTCTGGCTTGATCGTGAAAACCAGCGCTATCAAGAATTTCTGCACGCCCCCAACGATCCACTTCTCCCGTTATGCTGTTCACCGCACCACCAGCGAGAAAACGAGAACCATATAAAACAGCGCCTTTACCCACCCCAGTAAAACCGGGAATAGCTGCGCCAACCGCCATAGTGGCCCCGCCAACTGCTGAATAGTCTTCCAAGTCTTCACCTGTGAGGCCCAACCGCGCGCCTTCTGCGTGGGCTTCTGTGTATCCCTGTGCTCCAGCGACGGAGACGCCCGCGACCGGGTTTACCACCATTAAAGCCAGCGATGGCGACTGCTGAACCAATCCGCCCAAAATGGTACCGACCGCCCCCACCTGATCGCTGTCGAACGATTTGTACTGTGGTAACTGGTCCTCTGTCGGCTCAGGGGTGCTTAAAACATCCTGCGCGGCATCGCTAAGAGCCTCGTTACCGGTGATGTTCGCTGTTGCCTGCATCTGAGCAGCAGCAACTTGCATCTGCCCGCGGCCGAGAGTAGTTAAGCCAATGCGCTGTAATGACGTACCCGCGTTAGAAAACCCTGCACTAACGCCCTTACCAACCCCTTGGAACAGGCTAGCATCAATATCTTTAACGCTTTCGGTACCGTTGGCGTTAAGAGCGCTATCCAGCTCGGGGTTAAAAAGTAGACTCATTTACCCACCTCGATCACTACCGGACGCCCATCCTTTCCAACAACCCGGCGTTGAGTTGCTGCGTTTATCAGAACCTGATTACCGTCGGAGTCAGATACAAAACCGTACACGCCCTGATTTAGACCGTTTTTTACATCCTGAGCGCTGTCACCCAGTCGGTTGACCCCTATTTTTAAGGCATCAATAAAGGTGTTTTCATCGGTTCCAGCAGGGGCGATTGCATAGCTACCGTAAACATTCACAGGCTTACCTATGACTTCGTGTAACGCTTCAGCTTTTGGTGTCTTATCGGGTGCCCCACCAGTACCGATATGGTAATCCCTCACTACCGGAATAAGACGTTGTACCTGCGCGGGGCTGAGAGTGGGATACTGTTTTTTAATAGCATCAGCTACGTCCTGATCAAAGCTAGCGGACAGTCTGACCTTAGGCGCCCCATCTACGGATTTAAAAGCCGGGATCCATTTTCCACCGCCAGCGCAGTTTTATACCCCGCAGGATTGCTGGCAAGTCCCGCCACGGCGGAAATTTGCAAAGCATCGCCCCCGATCTCCCTGGCTAAACGAGATGTTATCGCCGGTGTGCTGCTGGCCTGCGTGTTTCGCCAAAACTGGATCCGCTGGTCGGGAGACATTTTTTCGTAGGCATCCTTCGCATTCCCTAATTCTTCCGTAGTCAGCAGGTTTTTCCCCGCTGTAGCGCCGTATTTCTGGGTAATTGCATCGGAATTGGCCTGCCGCTGGGCCAGACCCGCGCCCCACTCACCCGGCTGCTGTAAAGCGGATTGCGGGTTGAGCGGCTCCAGCGGAGTACCAGAATCCATTGCAAAAACAGCCTGCGGGTTTTTCTGCAACTGCGTACGCCGATGATCGATATTGCTTTGTACCGCGTTAAGCACTTTGTACTGAATTTCACTACCGCCGTTTTTTTTCAGGGAAAGTGCCAGGCTATCAACTTGCGCTTGAGCTTGCTCCGGCGGGAGGCTATAAAGCCTTTGGGTCTCAAGCAGCGCAGACCTTAGGACCGGTGCCGTACCGTCCTGACTGGTACCAGAGACCGAAGTGAGATAGTTATTCCAGTCCTGATCCGTTGGTATTTCGCCGTTTGCGATACGCATCTGCATGGTGCTACTGGCATGGATAGCTGAATTTTCTCTTCGCAATGCCAGCATATCCGCATGATTTTGCGCCGCTATGGCGCGGGCTTCTATCCGGGCTTGATATCCCATAGCCTGATTCAACAGCGCGTTACGCTTCTCTGGGTCTAGCTTATCAACGTAAAATCCTTTTTCACCTGTCAGCTCATTGTTAAACGCTGATAGTGCAGAGCCATCATTGCGGGATGACATAAGACGTTGCTGAGCCTGATTAAACCAGTTTTTATCTACCCAGCCCTGCCGGACTTTCCCCCATTGGGCGCCATAAGCTAAACGGCCTTGAGTATCCAATGCCGCGGACATACCATTAATTTTTTCGATATCAGCATCAGGGTAATTTGTTAACTTACCCAATTGGTCAAGTTGAGTATCGACCTGATCTTTTGCTTCTACTTTTAACGCTGTACGGTATAGACCCTGAGCAGTAGCATGGCCATCAGCCTCATAGCGTTTGATGCCGCGTTGTGCGACTTCCATTCCTGCGAGATCAAGGCCCCCAAAATTTGGTTTCTCCAGCTTTGATACAGCTGTTTTATAAATATTATCAATCTGGTCTGCTTTAATGGTTCCGTCTTCGACACCCTGCCTGATGTTTTCGTTTATATCTTTAATTTTGATCTGGTAATCCAGAAGTCCCTCACCCGCTCTGGCTCTAACAATAGCATCCGCCTGCTGATGAATGTCATCCGCTAACCCCTTAACAGCAGCACCTACTGCGCCTGCATTAGCTACGTCTACACGTGTTGGCTGTGCCTGCGGCGTAACGTTGCCAAAATTACCTGTTGGAATTTTCACGATATTTACTCCGCGTATAATCCGTATTTACCTGCCTTGGCAGACTTCCAGCCGCTGTACGCAGTCCCTCCTGCGCTCAAAAGTGAGCTACCGGCGCTGATGTTTCCTGCTGTCGCTGCATTCCTGCCGCTGATCCGGTCGGCCTGAGCCTGTGCATTGAGCCTGGCCCCCTGGTTATTGCCAGTGAGGATAGTCTGGAAAGCGTCCTGCTCTGCATCTTCGGCGATACCTGAAGTAACGCGCAGCGCCGTTCCTTCCCCCGTCTCGACCCCTGAAGCTGCCGCCGCCGCGTTTGCCGCTGCTGCTTGCCGCGCGCCAGCTTTTCGGATACGGTCAGCTTCCACGCGGGCCGCCTTCTGCGATGCCTGGGCATCGGCTTCTGCCTGAGCCGCCTGGTAATTCGACATTTTTTTCTGCTGCTGGCCGCTGTACACCGCCCCGCCAGCAGCGAGAACCGAAGAAGCAACCAGCGCGATTTCTACACCAGTACACATCGTTAAACCTCCATCGAATAAAGCAGGCCTGTTTGCTTCAGGCCGAGACGGGAATACAGCTCACCGGTGCGCTCTGCATGCACACCGGTGGTGATCCCCATGTTGATGACCACGGCGCCATGTTCTTTCGCCCAGCCGATAAAGGCGCGGGCCAGGCGCGGGCCAGCACTGCCGCCGCGATGCTCTGGCGCGATAAATAGCCCGTATTCAAACGCCATCAGTTGGCGGGAAAAAAACTGCTCTGCGATACCGCCGCCTAGCCAGCCGATAACCTCGCCGTCTTTCTCTGCGACCAGCACGCAGCCCGCGGCTGACGCAATCATGGTGTGTGCAAGATCGGCGCATTTATCAGCGTCGAATGGCGAGTTTTGCGAATAGCGGGATTCCAGATACATGCGGGTTCCCAGCTCGATAATTGCCGGGATATCCCCGGTTGTAGCGTTACGGATCATGATTAGCCCCCGTTACTGGAGAACGTGAAAATAATCGCCAGCAGGTGAAACGGCAGCGGCTGGCGTTGCTGAATAATCAAAGTGTCTTCCCCGCGCTCCCAGCCAAGTTTCCCGAAATAATGATCGCCGGTGAAAAGCGGTGCGGGTTGGTTCAGGATTTTCGGGCCGAATGTGCGGAACGGGATCACCTGGCCGTTGCACTCTGCGCCGGTGGTTTCAAAAAATCGTAGTGTGACTTCGTTGGTACGTTTACGGGCGTTCTGCGTTGAGCCTTCAGTGGTGGATATTTCCGGCGTCAGCGTCTGGATAGTAGTTTCGTAATGCAGGCCAATTTCTATTTTTTTCGCTTTCCGGCTTATGGTGATTTGCCCGTCGATTACTGTCGCCTGAGGCATCACGGAACCGTCTGCAACCACATCAACCGTTTTCCCATTAAGGTGAGAGAGTCCTGTCCACGTAGTGGCGCCGTCTGTGCTGGTTCCGGTTACGGCAGAGTCAGTATTCAGGGTGTTGTCGAATACCTCCACGTAGCGAACGGTCTGACCGTTAACCTCCCGGCGCACCAGAACGTAAATCACATCGTCACTTTCAGAGGGGATACTCGCCACCGATTCAAAAGCACCATCGGTGATTTGACGTGACCAGGCGACAACATCCTGCGACCGGTCAATGCCCATCGTCGCCAGTACGCCATCGGCACGAACCAGCCACACAAACGCATCAGGCTGCTGTTGATAGGCCATATCGAGAACGCCACCAGTTGTGATGTGTTCGGCCAGCACGGTTAAATCGTTGGCTGAATATGAAACGTAGCTGTCGGGGTCATACGCCACTGCATACAGTTTTCTCCCGGCGCGCTGGATAAACATGATTTCGGTACCGACGCGGACCGGGCGAATGCTGTTACAGCCGTACGGGCTGGGATTTTTTACCGAAATATTTGTCGGGGTGATCGCCGCGTCGCTGCCGGCGGTGATCGTGAACTCGCCGCCGTACGTCAGCGCGATAAGCGTATTCATCTGAGCCAGGTGCACAATCGGGTTTAACTGGTCAGAAGACAGCGTAAAGCTGATCGCATCATCGTCGTCAGTTCCCAGCTCAAACGACAGATAAACGCCGGTTTCGCTCCACCAGATTGTTTGCGGGTACTGAGGTGACCCGGCCAGAACCAGCCGCTGCTGATACAGCGTCACCGCGCCGGGATAGCCAAATTCCTCAGTCCAGACAGTATCCTCACGGGTCCAGGCCCCGGGTGACGCCGCCTGTTTCGCGCTTAAATCCGTGCGGATAGTACCGACGGCAACCTGCGCACTGGTGATGCTCTTAATCAGCACCAGACCGCCGTTAATGCGAACGTACGAACCAACGTCCTCCGCTACCCAGCCGGTTCCAGTAAAGGCGGGAGTATCGTCATCATCTGCGGGTTCGGCATCACTGAGCGTCAGCGTGATTTCTGAGCCGACGAATTCTTTAACCGATGGCTTACACCATTTCTCCGGCGTGTCGCGGATTTCGTCGAATGGCTCGACGATAAACGGCGCAGCTTCCAGTACCCAATCAGTTTGCCCCTTACGCTGCAAACGGTGCGGCGTGACGCTCTGATGCACTAAAAACATCGTGTCAGCGCCCTGCACGTAATTCACCTCAGACAACATATCCACGGTGTACGGGCTGGCGATTTCATACGGGGTATTGTCGTCGTTAACCAGTTGCCGTCCGTTCTGGTAAATGCGCAGGTATCCGTCGCCGAATTCGAGTATGTACGCCTGCGAGCGGTTAAAGACGTAGGGGATCAAACGTGCTGTCCGGTCACCATATTTAGCGGCAGCGGCAAAGCGCGTACCCGGTCGGCGAACGACGCCACCCTGCACCACGCACACCGCGTTTTCGATAATTTTTGCGCCGTTGGCATAACGGGCGATATCAACACGCCCCATCAGACGCGGGGAAATTTCCCCGGCTGTAAAATTGGTTTTTATCAGGTTCGCGCGCATCAGAATCTCGAATCATAAGTTGGATAGCCGTCCAGCGTTTCCGGCGGTTCTTCCTGGCCGTCGATAGATTTTGCCTGGCGAAGAAGGAATGCAGCTTCCTGCGTAAGACTGTCGCGCAGACTCGCGGAGCCGGTAACGGCGTACGCCAGCTTTGCGGCCATGAACGCTTCGGCCAGATTGACCAGCGACGAATCCCACGTGGATTCATCCTCGTTACGGAACAGGTAGCGCAGATAAATCACGTTCTGATTTGCCAGCAGGCGATTGCCTTCGATGCGGTACCCGATATCCTCATGCTCACGGCCAACGGAAAGGATCCGGATTAAATCGCCGGGTAGCGGAAACTGGTAGCCGAAACCAAATGCGGGCGCGGTGCTGGACGGTGAGAGCACAACGCGTTTTACCGCGCAGTTCCACGGATGTTTTCGCAGCAGGTCATTGCGTACGGTAGGGTAAATATTGGAGCACAGGCGGGCGTGTTCGGTTACTTCGTCGAAACTGTTGATTGGGTGGGCGCCGAGCGCCAGCAGTGCGTTGGAACAGATGGAGATACTGGAAGCCATAGCCTTACCTCAGATGAAAAAAGGCCGAGAGGGATCCCCCCGGCAAAAGACACCAGCGGCTTTAAGCGACAAAATCGATGGCGACGACTTTTTTCTCGTTGGCACGGCCAGCGCCATAGGACGCATCAACGGAAATCTGGATAGTGTTATTTTTATCGCGGCGCGGGCCGATATCGACGTTGTACTCAGCGCCGGTACCGAAATGCACAGCGGACTTACACCAGGCGGCAGCGGTTTTGGTGGTGACGCTGGCAGCAGTCACAGAATCCAGCTTTTCATAAGCCAGCCATTTGAATCCCAGCCAGTTGCCGTTTACCGCACCTTCCTGGAGCATTTTAACTGCCATAAAGTCGGCGCTGGTCAGCGTGGTATCGCTGAGGATCTGCGTCAGCATGTCGGCGTTGTACGTCATGTACAGCTCTTCACCGTTCTGCTCATCACACTCGTTACGGCGGAACATCGCTTTTGCAGCGATCAGCTTGGCTTTGGTCATGCCGGTACCGCCAGCAACGATTTTCTGCGAGGCCGGGAGGGTAACGGATGCATACGCGCCATTGTTTTCGGTCTTACGCAGTACCGCATCCAGCAACGCGCGGTAAATCACATCGTCTTTTTTGCGGTTGGCGGCGGACAGGGTAAGCTGCAAATACGGCCCCTGCGGGTCGGCAATCAGCTTACGCAGGTCGCGTTTCTCAACCGGCACGAAAACGCCGTAGTCGGCCATCAGCGCATTACGGGTACCGGCTTCCGGAACATCCCAGACGGTATCACCGAAACGCGTGGTGATCTGGGTCATCTCAATGGTACCCATATCGTTGATGGTGAACGACGCACCGGTGATGCTGCCACGGTCATGGACAGCCGCCTGCAGGCGCGAATCCTTTTGCTGTGCAGCAATTTCGAAAGAATCATGAAACTGCGTAACAAACGCAGCGGTGATCATGTTCTTGTTTGTATCAAATGACATAAAAATCACTCCAGTAAAAAATCGCCTGCGGGGTGTCGGTTTCCCGGCCCAAATCTGCACAATGCGGTTGGCGCTGGCGCATTGCGGGAGAAATCAGGTATCCGGCGTCCCCGCCGGGCTGGTTATGGAGTGATTGTTAGCGAGGTGTGCGGTCGGAATCCCGACCAAATAAAAAAGCCCGCACATCGGCGGGCTAATTGTGACATGTCACGGCGTTATTTTATGGCATCAAAACCTGCGTTGATGCATTCCGCGATAAAGGAGGTGTGAGTTTTATCGGAGATCCCATTTTGGATAAGTGCCGCATGTAGGCATTGCAACTTCATGTTATATAAGCTCTCTCTGCGGTAATCGGCATCTGATTTTGAAAGTCCATTCTCGAATGTTTCATGGAAACCGCCACCCATATTGTACCACTGCCAGCACTTACCGAATTCACGGTTCAGGTCATTGTCTGCCAGACCATCAATAACAGACAGATCGCTTACCGCGGCCTCGTGCTCAGGCTGATAACCCTCGCCGATAGCCGATTTGATATATTCGAGCATTTCGTTGCGAGGTGGTTTTAACAACTGAGTTGTTTGAATCTGCACACCTGGGATTTTTCCAGCGTAAATGGCATCAAACAGACTCAGTATTTGATCCCAGTCTCTTCCGCCGTTCGGGAAATATTCCTGCATTACCCCAGCAGCAAGATTTCTGTTTTCGTCATAAATATTGCATTCACCCAGGCAGGGGCCTTTATTGGCAAAGCAGTTAATGCAGGCATGATCGTGAATTTTAGTCATTGGTCTTTCCTCTGATTACGCTATCGTGACATGTCACGCTACGGTTTGATTGCCGTAACGCTTCTGGTAGTACGCTTTGACCTGCGCAGAAACGCGATCATGGTCGGCGTGTTTCGGGTCCATGTACGCCGGGGACTTCATCAGGTCGCGGATGGTCTGCTGCTCTTCAGGATTACCCTCACCATCCACCGGCGAATCCTCCTGCATCTCAGCGCCGATTTTCGCCAGCATGCGGATCACCATCGGGTTATTGCCGATTTCGTCCATGCGCCCTTTATCGCCGTCATCCGCCAGGGAATTAAACGCGCGGAAAGCAAAACCAACGTTCTTTTTAAATTCGGCGTCAGTCTTCCAGACTTCGCGCAGCTGCGTGGCGGCCGCTTCCGAATCCAGTGCTGCGGCACCGTTGACCAACTCAGGCGCAATCTGCGCATATTCGCTGATAATGAAGCCCATCTGATCGTTGGTGATGCCTTTTGCATGCGCCGATTTCATGAACGATTGCATGCGGGGGTCGGCCTTGAACTCATCCCAGTTAAAGCCCTCGGCTTTTACCTCAGGTGCATAATCATCAGCCGTTTTCGGCGGCGTGTCGCCGCTGCCCATGCGCTTTTCAAGGTGCGTGTAAGCATCCGCCAGTTTGCGGGCAGAGCCTTCAACGTTGAGCTTTCCGTCTTCGCCCACAACGCGGTATTTTTCAGGTATCCAGTCATTCGCGCCCGGTTCGCCGCTGCCGGTGCTGAGTAGCGAAGTACCAGCAGGATTACCAGCGCCCGGATTTTCAGCACCACCGCCATTGCCACCATCGTTGCCCCCTGTGCTGCCGGCTGGCACTTCAGCGCCTTGCTCGGCGTTCATGAATAAGTGTTTAATCTTCCACATCGTCGTTTACTCCATCTGCACGGTTGATTTGCATCAGAATGAAATCGAGCACGGAACGCTGTCCGGCCCGGTAACAGGTTTCACGGTCGCCTTCGGTACCGCCTTTCACGTACGCTTCACGCCCGAAACGGCGGGTGATTTCGGCCAGCACTTCGGCACCGCCTGGCATTTCCTCGAAAATGCGTTTGTAGTCCGCTGGTGATACCTTTTTCGTAGTCATTAGCCCCCCGCTACCTGTTGACCCAGCGCTGCGCCGACCTGCTGCCCGGCGGTGGTTGCCGCTTCGCTGCCAGCCTGCATCATCAACGCCTGTCCTGCTTGTTTCTGCTGCGCCTGCTGGCGCTGCTGCCGGAGCTGCTCGACCGCATCAGATGTGCGGATAACTTTCGCCGGCACACCCAGCGCGTCAGCGATTACGCGCGTGGCTTCATCTGCGTCGATGAGATCGGTAACCTCAGGTGAAACCTGCGCAAGATTCGCCACGTTGGCGCCAAGACGTTCAATCGCCGTGACGTTCTCCAGCTGCTGCGCGCGGGCCAGCGGCGAGATATAGCGCACGTTGAAATTTGCATCCTGCAGGCTTTCTGGTGCCGGTGGGAACGCGCCAGCGCGGTACGCCAGCCCAAAACAGCGCTCAACCAGTGGTTGCAGGTATTCAGCCTGGAAGCGGCCATAGACCGGGCCCAGCAGTTGGCGGATCAGCGCGACACGCACGTGCACTTCGGTAGCGGTCATCGCCGGGCCGTCCTGCGGCTGCAGCTGGTCGGCCATCATGATTTTGCGGATTGACGCCTGCAGGCGGTCTTCTGCAGAAAACGCCACGTTGAAATCAGCGCCGGTGAGCAACGGCTTCATGCTGTCGGTGCTGTTCGCCACGATGATACGGCGCGGGCCTACCTTGACCGTGCGCGGGTTGAGCACGCCGTCATCTTCGGCAATCCACATACCGGCAATCGCCAGATCCTGCGCTGCCTTCTCCATGCGCTTTGTTTCGTTCAGCTCTTTGCAGTCGGGCAGCGCGTCGTACACTGGGCCGATACCGTACGAGGTGCCGGGTATCTTCATCCAGCGCGGTACGCAGCACGGGAACTCGTGATAACCGGACTCACGCACAACGCGCTTACCGCTTACCTCGATGTTGTACGATGCAAAGCGCAGGTTTTTCGCCAGGCGCGCATTCACCACGTAGGTTTCACGCGGGAAAATGCAGTGCATGAACTCGAATTTATCGTCGGGAGATTTTTTCGCCGCGTCGCGGATTTTCTCGCTAACGTTCTTCTCACCAAATTCTTTGACCGCCTGCGCGGCGGTGAGCTGGTAGCAGCGATAAATCGTGTCCACGATGCCGTCGCGGCGGGTGGATGCGACGTAGCACTGCGACAAAAGCCACTGCTGGAATGACAAACCGCCCTCGTCACGGTCCTCATCGATGTACAGCACGAACCAGCCGGCGCACACCACATCGAGATTGGACTCGTAGCCCTCCGCGTCGAAGTTGGCGGCGTGGATATTCTCCCAGACCAGCGTCGCGCAGGTGGACAACCACGCGGCGGCATCATCCGGGAGCAGTTCGCTATCCAGATTCAGCCACTGCGCGTTTGCCGGGGTCATGCCTGACATGAGCGCAGAGGCCAGCATGCGGGCGCTGTCGGTGGCTGTGCCGTCGAGCAATTTCGCCACTTTGGATTTTGCGCTTTGGGCGTCGAGAACCGTTTCGGATAGCCCTGCACCGCGCAGCGGGTAGGTGTAGTCGTAGCACTCCCGCCAGACGCTTTCATGCACCTGGCGGGCCGCTTTGAGGGAATCGACACGCTTAATCAGCCGTACGGCCAGTTCTTCCATCGGTTATGCCCCTAAGGTGTTTTTCGCTGCCTGAGCGCCAGTGGAAAGCAGGGATGAGCCTGTATCCGTTGCGCCTTCAGCACCGCTTGCCAGCAGCGAGGAACCTTTCTTACGCTTTTTGCGCGCTGCGGCGTCGGCATTCGCGGCCTTCGCTGCGGCGTCGGCTGCTGCATCTGCCTCAGCCTGCGGATCCTGCTGTACTACGCTGGGTGTACCGCCTCCACACATAACGATTCTCCTTAGCCCGGCACATGCCAGCCGTGTTCGGTTAATACAGGTTTTCCCGGCACCGGTTGTTTATTGCCTTCCTCGTTTGTCACCATCGGGCTGGTACCGCCGGTTACAACGTCAGTGGCTTTACGTACCAGATCGAGAAAATCGAGGTTGTTGGTCAGCGGGTGTCCGAGCGCGTCGGTGAATACGTATTCCTCGAAGCGGGCAACAATGGCGGCGCCCTGCGCATTGAGCGTCGCAAGAATGGCATTGCGCTCTGCCAGTTGGGTACCATCAAGCAGCGTTGCAACGTTCTGCTGCACGGCGGCCTGTTCGGTAGTAATTAACTGCCCCTCTTCAACGAACGACGTTTTTTCTTCAGATGCCGTATTTTCCTGCCCCGGCGTCTCAACGATTTTTCTGGGTCTGCCCATTTTTTTCACTCCTGAATTAGTGAGTCGTCATTGTGTGTTGCCCTTCTGGTCAGTTTCCCGACCAAAAACAGGGCGGCGGAACGTCCACCACTGCCGGTAAAGCACGGTGGGAAGTTTTTTACGGTCTGAGCTGGTAGCCAGGCACCAGAGCGCGATCAACGCCTCACCGTGACCGTGGCGAGGCTCCGATCCGGATTTCCAGCCAAGAACAGCGGATTTTGATACGCCAAGTTCATCGGCGATTTCCTGAGTGGTGAGGTTTTTTCTGGTCAGGTCGGTAATGACCCGGAACCAGTCTGTACGGAAAGTGGCGACCAGCGGCATAAATCAGGCTCCTAAACGCGCGCGTGCGCGAGCATAGAGAAGGGAAAAATCGCCGCCCGCCAGAATGAAAAAGGAGACTGAACAGAATATTGTTCTTTCCGTACGCGGGGCGCCATGACACTTTTTGGATTTATCTGCTGCTCTTAAGGACGGAATTAAATTCTGCATAAGCGTAATTCCTTCACCTCGTTAGTGACCTGTTCGAGCAATTCAGTCTCTGAGCCGTAATTTTCTTCCCATGTTTTTTGCCCTGCGTGGATAGCTACACCGTGGCCACCGATTCTGTGGTGTGGGGGGCAAAGCGGGAGGGTTTCTTTGTGGTCGGCGCGCTGGGCTATGCCCTGCCCTTTGCGGATATGGTGAATTTCTGCGGGTGTAGCGCCGTAGCCAAGATTTCTGCATACGACGCAACCCAGTGATGCAACGTCTTCCAGCCAGCGTTTATCGTCTTTTGTCATGGCGATATCTCAGGCGGCATAGCTGAATAATTGTGAGGCTGCGTTTTCTGCTGCCTGCTGCGTGGGGAAGGTGCGGAATAAAATAAAATTCCAGAGGACGTCTAATACGGATTTATACAGCTGAGAAAATTCTACATCGTCCATTCTTGCGAACGATATGGATTTTGGCTCTTTGCGGATAGTGCCATCGGGCATCTGGTACTCGGTATAAAAACCGGCTTCGATAGTTACCCAGGCGCGGAACGCTTCAAACGATTTAACCGCGCTGATATTGCCGGCGCGTTTTTCTGCCTCATCGCGGAGATACTGATCCGCTAGTTCCTGCAATGTGTCGGCATGCCCGGCATAGTGGGCCACCATTTGAACGTAACCACGAACCAGTTTTTTATCGGCTGGCGATATTGCACCGCCGGAAGGTTGCCAGTAATCAAATCCCAGATTCAGGAGGGCAAAAAATTTACGGTGGAATGCCGGGTTTCTTGCCTGTTTAAAATCTGCGTACAAGACAGCGCCCAGTCGAATTTTCTTTAAAAAATCGCGGGCGTCTGGCGATGCAGGAATTAATACATCACCGGGTGCTTTTACAAAAGAATACTGCGCCATTGGGTTCCCCTTTAGCGCAGCAATTGTTCAGAAATACATGGTGTTGGGTGTTCAGTCCAACAGGGTAATTATAGCATATTGCCGTCTGGTTTGATAATGGTATAACCAGACAATTTAGCCAATTCAAACAATGCGTTAAGTGTTGTCACGTGCTCATCAGGATGGACAATTCTGGTCTTCTTAATTACTCCCTTTTCACACGTTATCAGTACAGCGCCATCATCGGGGAGAATGTCTCCTGCGTGTCTCTTATCAACCACTACCTCTCCCTCAACAATAACACTGTATAAAATTACAGTATTTATACTATCAACTGACAGTAAGCGCAAACTGTTAAGGGTCTAAGCCGTTAAAAAAAATCAATAAAAACAAAAGTATCAGTTTGAATTTAAAAGAAAACCGCCATTTATGACGGTTCGTTTTTATGTGGTGAGGTTGATCGCTATGCTGACAGTTTGGTTTCGTGCCACCCTCGCGTTATCCAGCACTGCGAATCACCGGCGCAAGGACAAGATGACACCGGAAGTCGATCGCCACACTTACCGCACTGACGTTTGCTGATTGACCGGATGCGCCCGTTAACCCGCGCATCATCCTGGCGGATAAGCAGCGCGATGTACTCTGCCATTTCATACGGCGCACGACCCGGTCGCCGGGCGGCGCAGTTACGCGCCAGCATCTCCTGCTCCTGCTCATCGAGTACCAGCTCAATTTTCCGGTTCCCGGTGGCAGACTGCCGCGCTCGCTGCGCGGCCTTTCTTTCTGCTGATGACTTAGCCATTATGCGGCCTCCCGAGCCTGGCACATTTCGGGTAAGTTGGCGCGCACCAGTGCTTCGGCGAACGGCGGCGGGACGGCATTACCGCAGCGAGCCACTTGCTTGTCCTTCGCATACCTCACGCCGCGGTAATCCCGGTCGATGATGTACCACTCGGGGAAGCCCTGCGCGCGGTATAGCTCATGCGGCTGCAGCATGCGCATGCCGATATCAACGATGCGGTAAGTCACTCCGCCGATTTCCACCAGCCCGGTGCATTCCTCTCCGCAGTATTCCTGCAGGAACGTCAGCACCTGCTGCGCTCGCTCTTCGTCATAGTCCTCGACCGCCAGAGTCGTTTTAACCTCCCCTATGTGCTGGCCGCCGGCAGTGATAGTCGGCATCGGCTCGTCAGTGCGCTGGCCATCGCGGCAGGTTCCGCGCAGCTTAACCAGATGAGAAGCGACTAATGCGTGGTGATCGACAGTTGTTACTGAATGCGCTGGCTCATCCAGCCCCACGCCAGCGCCCTGATAATTCCCTCCGTAGTGTTTTGCCAGGAACGCACCAACTACAGCATGTTTCCCGCCACCAGCAACAACGGTTCCCAGAGGCTTATCCAGTCCTGGCACGCGAGGTGCCTGTCCGGGCCGTTCTCCGTATCCCATTTGAATGAGCGTCGGCACAACCAGCTGCGATTTTCCGCCGCCACCGGCAGTGATTGTTGCGCTCGGCTCATCTGCCCGATGGCCGATGCTGTTACCAAACTGGCGAGCGATAACCGGAGCGACAACACAGGATCGCGACTCTTTCAGGATGGTGTGAGCAGGTTTATCAAGCGGGCGGGGTTTAGCCTGGTACTCACTGCCGCCGTTGCCAGCCAGGAACGGAGCAAGCGCCGCCTCAACGATACCTAACGCATGCCCATTACCGCCCGGGCGTTTTGACGTGCCGGCGGTTACCGTCGGTACCGGTTCAGTGACTGGCTGCCCGGTGGCGCCGGTGCGGAATTTTGTCAGATGAGGGACAGCAATGGCGTAACCATGGGTCTTCGTTATCGTCTGCAGAGGGTCAGTGATCGCCTGGCCACGGAAACAGTCATATTTTCCTTTGGTCGTGGTGTGGTTGCACTTCACGATGAACGGCGAAGCACTGTCGATAACAAACCGCTGAATGCCGCGGGCAATCCGTTTGAGGGTATTCTCCGCGAGTGGCTTTTTACGGGCGAATATCGACGCCGCAGGGATCGCCCAGTCAATACACTCTGCAGCTGTGCGCCATGGCGCCAGTTTTCCTGTCAGCACCGCAGCTGATTTAGGGTCACCATGTGTGGCCTCTGGCCATACAATCGGACGCTCATCACGGCGCATCACCATGAAGAAGCGTTTCCGGATCGTTGGTGTACCAAGGTCGGATGCTCGAAGTTCACGGTAATCCAGGTCATACCCCAACCCGGCAACCAGACGTTTGGCCTTCTCGCTTTCCAACGGCAATTCCAGAAATTCGCAGCACTCCACCAGCGCGGGATGATCTGCCGGAATACCAGTGGTCAACATGCCTACAAACGCCTGGAACGTCTCACCTATGCGTGCCGGATCCGGGCGCATTTCTCCTGCAAGAAGCGGTCCCCACGTTTTGAACTCTTCAACGTTCTCCAGCATCATCACCCGTGGGCTAACGTCCAGGGCCCAGCGAATGACGATCCACGCCAGACCGCGAATGGATTTCTCTACCGGCTTCGCCCCTTTCGCCTTTGAGAAGTGGCGGCAATCCGGGGAGAACCAAGCCAGTCCTACGGGGCGACCGGCAGTCGCGACTTTTGGTCGGATGGAATATACAGACTCGCAATAATGCAGCGTATCCGGATGATTGGTGGTATGCATAGCCACCGCGTTCGGGTCGTGGTTTATAGCAATATCCACGCTGCGCCCAATCGCCAACTCGATGCCCGTACTCGCCCCGCCGCCGCCGGCAAAGTTATCAACGATGATTTCGCTCTCTCTCACGCGTATTTCTCCATGGCGCTGGCCAGCGAACGAGCCGCGGCGATAATTGACGGTACCGGCATTTTTTCCAGCCACATGCGGTTGATGTGGTGCCGCAGGCGGCACTGGTGATGCGCCGGGAGATCCCCGGCGTTTACCTGCGTAAAAACCATAGTGACTTCAGCGGGCCATACTGTTTCAGGAACATCCAGAAGTAGCAGGCTTTCCAGCTCAACGATTCGCCGATAAGCATGATCAAGTAGGGTATCCTTCATGCGTAAAATCCCACTATCAAGTTCAGTGGCATCAGTCATGGCAGGCCTCCTCGAATAACACATCCCCTTCGATGCCACCTAAGGCATAAACAATCGAACCATCGTCCTGGTATTCGATCGGCATAGCGCTCCAGCCTTCACCTGCAGGGTCTTCATCATCGCCAACCAGAATAAAACCGCCGGCAGATTCTACAGCTTCGTAATATTCGCCTTCGGTCCACCAACCCTCGGTATCTTTGATGCATTTAACTTTCATGCTGATACCCATTCGATCACAAGACAGGCCACATACAGAGCAGCGAAAATTGCTACCCACCCGATAACGCTTGCCGCTGTCACGAACAGCAGCAGAGACCGCCGGCTGCAGTGCATAAAATCAATTTCGAAAAGTTTCTTCATGTCCGTTTCTCCCGCCAAAAATTTAATCGTTCTTTGAAAAACTCCCGGTAGCTTTCCGGCGTCGCTGCAATCGACTCAATGATGAACTGACGAGTAACTTTCTTCTCGAACAGCTGGCGTATGAGTGCCGAGGCGCGCATGTCGTAGTGCTCTTTGAGCTGATACTCCTGCGGCCATTTGGCGCGATTGAGCGGTAAGCCGGGCGGCAGATAATCTGATTTCCCGGCCATGCCCTAAGCCCCCGTTTTTTCTGAGTTGGCGTAATAGCGGGGATCGACGCTGGTCAGCGTGAAATGCGGCACTGGCATGTCGTCATGTCGAATGATCCCGACGTGATTCGATGCGAGCATTGTCGAAATCCGCTTTTGCAGATCGCGTAAGGTGATTTCAGCACCTGGATGATGTTTTTTAATGGCTGAAAGGATGTTCTGGTACGACAGCTTTTTACCCTTCATCAGCGCAACCAACTGCTGGGCGGAAACTTCATCGATGGTGCTATTCAGAGGTTTAATACTCTCCAGCAGCAGGCGATGCCGGCCAATGCTGCCGACGCGCTGGCCTGTATTTTTATCGAAATGCTCATTAGGTCCAGCAGACCAGACGGTAGCGCCCTCGCTGAGCCGCACGCTTTTTTCGCCTTTGGAATAAATCACGGTGCCGGAATGCGTTTTACGGCGGCGGCCGGATACCGCTGGCGCGGCGACTTCACGCTTAACCGGTTTTTGCGGGGTTATGCCTGGGACGGGAACCGGGCGCGGGGCTGCGACGAATACCGAACGGCTACGCGCACGGGCGCCGGCGTTCATGCGCCAGAGAATAACGGGCAGCCAGTTGCAGCCATCATCCGGGTTTACTGGTTTTGGGTAATTTAAATTCGTGGTCATTGGTCTTTCCTCGGTTATATCGCGCTGGTCAGGCGCGGTTAAAATGCATCGGTGTTGTACTTCTCTGAATATTTACGCGGTTGTTTTCGTGGTTTTGCGGCCTCCAGTTGAATGCGCGTTTTCTCTTTGCCGACATGTTGATCGACGGGAAGGAAGTGGCCGTTTTTAAACTCCTGGTAGATAACGGCACCGGCGGCACTGAAGCGGCTTTTTCCCAGGATAATTTCGGCAATGCCCGCGGCAGGGCTTTCAGGGTTGTAAACCTCATCGCGGTACAGGAACATGATGCTGTCGGCGTCCTGCTCGATAGAACCGGAGTCACGGAGGTCAGACATAACCGGGCGGCGCTGGCCCGCCGGGCGTGAATCCACAGCGCGCGAAAGCTGGCTAAGTGCAAACGTCGGCGTATGCAGGCGCATAGCCATGGTTTTCAGGTTTCGGGAAATGTGCGCGATAGCCAGGTCGTTACGTTCGGCTTTCGGCTTTTTAATCAGGCCGATGTAATCGACAACAATCATCGCGAGATGCGAATACCGGCGCTTATGCGTTTCGGCAACGGCGCGGATTTGCTCAATCGTCAGATCGGTAGCATCAACGATCCAGATATCGCGCCCGTTCATGGTCTCCATGGCCGCTGTAAAGCGCGCCCAGTCCTCGTCCTGCATATCGAGGGGATTACGCAGGCGTGACACTGACATGTTGCCTGAGCCCGCCAGGGAGCGTTCTACGATTTGCGCAGCGGCCATTTCCATGCTGAATATCAGCGCCCCGCCGCCGGCAGCGGTCACGCCATCGACAAGTTTTAACGCAAATTCGGTTTTACCCATGCCCGGACGCCCGGCGACGACAATCAAATCCTGCAGGTTAATACCGCCGGTGGCGTCATCCAGCTCGCCGATCCCCGTCTTCAGGTTGCGGGTACCCTCTTCGCCGTCCATGCGCTTCTGTACTGTCTCCATGTAGGTCGGCAGCAAATCGCTGATATGCACCGGCTGCACGTCGCCAGTATCGCCAGTCATGTCCAGCAGCTGCGCCACAGCACTTTCGACAATCTGATCGCGTTGTTCCTGGTTATTGGCCTGGCGAATACCGTCAGCGCCATGCTGCAGTAATTCAGCCATACGGCGGCTGCGCCATGCCTTCACCATTTTCCCGGCGTAACCCTTCAGGTTCGATACCGTGGCTGGAATGCGCGTAATTTCTGATAAATCCGCCAGGCTACTACCGCCCAGCGCCTCGCTGACAAACAGCATGTCGATCAGACCATTCGCCAGCGCCTGTTTTTTAATTTCGGAGAATGCACGACGGTGGAACCCGATACTGAATGATTCTTCAGGCGTCGAAGCGATTACGTCGAATGCGTCCGGAGTGGCGCCTCCGTTAAGCAGGCCGGCCAGCACACAGGCTTCCAGTTCCTGAGGACTCATAGCGCGCCCTCGCGAGTTTTACGCAGCGTTTCTGGTTTCATCAGGTAGTCAAAGCTTGCGCGCCAGCCGCCATCTGTACCGAAATAAAAATCAGGAGCGTCAGCGCGGAATTTTTCGAAGTAACCCAGGAATGCCCCGGTAGTTTTATTTTTCATGTGGGCAGCCAGGTGGGTGATCATCCGGCGGCGGTCGGAATCCAGTTCAGCCGCAGGCAGAATGTCAGCGAAAATTTCGTTGTAGCCGTTCATGACGGCTTCGGGATTAATATCGGTTTCGGTCACCTCCCATGCTGCAGCGTCAGCGAGATAACCATCAAAGCGGTTTACCCGGCAGATGTTTGCTGGCTTCGGCAGGCTATCGCCGCGGCGGCGCCATGTGGCCAGCACCCAGCGGATAACCAACTGCAGTTCTGCCAGCGTGTAACCGTCACGGGTAGTGGTCGCTGTCAGCATCATCACAAATGGTTTCAGGTCACGGCAGCGGGTTTGGGTCTGCTGGTTGTAGAAATCCAGGGCTTTTTGAGCATCAGAAATAATACGCTCGTCGCCTTCCCCCATTTGGGGGTTAGGGGGATCTATATTCTCTGTAGTATTCTCTGTATGAAAGTTTGCTGATTTTCCACTGACTTGTTTGGTGGTTTTCCGCACTCCAGTATGTGATTTTTCCGCATCCTTGTTTGCGGCTACAAGCACCTGATATAAAACGTTATTATCTACTTTGTAGAAAAGTCGCGCTGGGACACCTTTTCTTTTTTCCAGCAGTACACCAATTGAGCGGAGTTTCTTACGCGCGCCCTCCTGCTCATAGCGGGAAAGGCCGGTTTCTTCTTCCCATTCTTCCTGAGTTTTATATACCCATCCGTCATCATCGGATCGGTTAGTCCAGTAGGTCATTTGTGACAGAAACAGCGCAGCCGTCACACCAATATCCAGACGAATAAAACTGCGTTGGAAGGCGATCGGCCTGTCGAGTAATGGCAAAATATTCATCGTCAGATCCCCAGCGAGTCAGCCAACTGACGGCAGGCGATTTCGTATTCTTTCTGGGTGAGTCCCGCTTCCTGCAGGTCTGCCTTGCGCAGTTCGTAGCGTTCCCATATTGTCAGCGCAGCAGCGCGACGCTCTTCGAAAATCGATTCGATATCTTCTATCGGGACTTGTACCCCGTTCCGGCGAAACCCATTCCGCCAGGTGATGCGGTCTTGTGTTCTCATTGGTCTTTCCTCGGTACAGGTTAAACGCTGGTCAGGCGTTGTGTTTCTCGCATCGCTTGCAACGCTTTATTGACTTGCTGGGGTCCGTCTCTCGCATCCAGCAGCAGCGCTATGATCGCCGCGGCGAACTCGCGTATGGCTACACAAATCAAATACTGGGTGGACATACCCAAGCGCGCGTAACGTTCCGCCGGCAGCGCCGATTCCATCGCTTTGACCAGGGCCATAGTTTTGGCCCGCGCAGCTTTGGTATCGCCCCGGAGCCAGCGAAAGATCTGCTGCCGGTTGTTGTTGATTGCCCGCCAGTCTGCGTTTCCTTCAGCATCTTCAATCTGGTGCAACTTCAGCGCGCCGGTATTGCCACCGAGACGAAACCACATACGGCTGATCTCGATGGCTACAACCTCCTGCCCGCTTTCCGCTGCCCAGTTAAAGATCTCTCGTTTAAGTTCTTCGAGTTTTTCCACTTCGAGCGTCTCCTGTCGCTGAATTGATTACGCGTAATCAGATTTTGATCACGCCTGTAGTTATGCTTTAGAGGTCTTTTGCTCTTCGTAAAAAGTAGGGTCGTACTTCAGTGCGCCTGCGGTCACATGCTCAAGTCGTGCTGCTCGCTTTTCAGGAACAACAGCTCCCCAACGGGTTACAGCAACTTGAGAGATACCTAATGCACGAGCAACAGCGGTTTTAGTGCCAAAAAATCTGATGACAGTTTCGGTCTTCATGGGTCCTCCCCTTAACGTTAGTTATGAAAATAAATACTAACGAAAGTTATGTCAAGTTAACTTATATTATGGACATGAAAAAATTGACCTTTAACGATCGCATTATATTGAGACGGAAAGAGCTGGGTTTGACCCAGCAGCAACTCGCAGATGCCGTTGGCATATCTGGCGTCAGCGTGTACAAGTGGGAAGCAGGCATTAACACCCCGAAAGGGAAAAATCTATTTTCTCTCGCAGAGGCACTTCGTTGCTCTCCGACATGGTTGCTCAATGGAACCGATAGTGATGAACCGTTGAAGGTAGAGGAGCTTTTACCTCGACTAGATGACCGCCAAAAGCTATTACTCGATCTTTTTGACTCGCTACCAGAATCTGAAAAAGAAAGGCATATCAATGAGTTGAAAGATAAAGTTGATGGTTTTCAGCGCTTGTTTGATGAGTTACTTTTGGTAAAAAAGAAAAAGACAACCCCAAATAAATAAATTAAAGGCAATGTTTTCAATGCATTGCCTTTTTTTATACCTCAAATATTAACTTTTGTTAGCAAAATTAATTGCCAACAAAAATACCTTTAGTTATGCTTCATCACATCAACGACGCACTAACCACGCGGCAGTTGTTCAGAAACAGTTCTGACAGTCCGGAAAGACGGGCGCGGATTCTTCGGGTCGCCGACAGTACGATGACATGCGGGAAAGACCGCAACGAACATCCATTGCTGTGTGTAGTCTTGGCCCGGGCGCCCCGGGCATTTTTTTAACACAGTAACGATTTGTGCGACCCTTCAGTGAAAACTGAAGCCCTCGAAAAGAGGGACCCTGTGAGGAAAGACCAGTGACCAATGGGCATGACCAGCCCTGGCAGCCGGGAAAGACCGGCAACCTTCAGGCGTAAAAAAGCCCACCGGAGTGGGCTAATTTACCCGGGACAGTGACCAAACCGCCCGGAATGCTACAGGGGACCAACCCTGTAGCGAGGAAAGACCAACGACAGAGTCGCCGATCGGCTCTGAGTATATATCATCAAGGAGTCGCTATGGAAGCGCTTACCATCCCCGTAACTATCTACGTTCTCGCAACAACCAACCCATATCTGCCGACGTCTTATCACTCATTCACCTGTGACATGTCACAGCAATACCCTGATCTGTACGTTCTGGTTACCACGAAAAAAGTAGAGGTCCCCATTCCTGATTTAGCGCCAGTCGACATTATCGGGATGCAGGTTAATGCCCTCCGCGCGAGGAAGGAGAAAGTTTCTGCTGAGGCTAAAAAGGAACTAAGCGTAATTGAAGACCAGATCCAGCAGTTGCTGTGTATCGATCACTCTCCAGTTGAAGAAGGCGACATACCGTTTTAACTACCCGGCGCGTGACCTGCGCCAGTAACCAAGAGGAAAGACCAATGACCATCTACCACGGCCTGTTTGAGCCGAAAAAATCAGCCATCAAAGACAGCGGTGCCGTGCCGCTGGCCATCGCTATTGATGCACCAAACAAGAAGGTTGCCGAAAGTATTATGGTCGGCAAGCTATGGGAGTTTTACCCGGCAAACGGCGATAACTATTTCAAACCCAAAATCTGGGAAGACTCTGTAGGTCAGCCACGCCCCGCTATCGGTCAGTTCGATGAGCAGTTCGCCCAGGAAAACACCTTCGACGGTGAAAAATGGGTGGTTAACAGCCAGGGCGCCGGAACGTCGGACTTACCTGCTGGCGATGACATTATTGATCTGATGACCGTATCCCCCAGGGAGCGTTTTGCTGCTGTATTACTCTTTAGTAATGCAGAGATGAACGGCCATCTTTATTCGCAGGTTGTAGATTATCTTGATGATCTGGATAACCACGACGAATCCATGGAAGAGGATGATCGTTTTAATTTCAATGTGCTTTGCGCCCTGCACAACAACGAGCCGGTTAAACACATGCACGTTGAAGGGCTGAATAACCTGATTCAGGGGATCTTTTCCAACTTTGAAAACCAGACCCCGGGCAAAGCGGCTATTTCTCAGTTTGTAAAACGCTGGCTTGAAAATCCGGGTAAGCGGGATGAAACTCTCGCGACCGGTAATAAATCATCTTCACTCGGCGCTAACAATTCCGCCGATGATGCCGGCAGCTTTACCGTTGCACCTCAGCGCGGCTACAAACATACCTACGCAACGCTGGATCAGGAAATTGCCGTCGCCCTGCTCCCTGTTTCACCTACCGCGCCTGTATTGTCTGGCAACCTCCGTGATGCAGAAAAGATTATTGCCGATGATCGAGAGGATTTTAAACGGTGGTCGGCACAACTGCGCACCACTCCGGAGATACTCAAATACGATCGCGCCAGTATCTTCGGTGTTGTACAGAATGCACCAGCGAAGGATACCCACCATTTTCCCGAGAGCTTGCGCCGTCATATTGTTTCATGGCTGGAGGCAAACGGCCGCTTTGAAGAAAGCGAGAACAGCAAAACAAAAGCTCCTGACGTCCAGGTTAAAAAGGTCGCAGACGGCATGTTTTCTGTCGAGGGTCTGGCGCAGGAACCCGCCTCAAATGAAGGCGAAAAAGCGGAAGTAGCGCCGCCAGTTGTAACCGACACCCAGGCGAAGCAGGCGCGTGAGGCGCTTAACGATATGGGTTATGGCGTTTATGCGTCCGACAAAGACAACGCCAGCGACCCCGAGGAAAAACTGAGCGTCAAAGCGCAAAGAATTGCTGATGATGTGGAGAAACTGGTTGAGCAAATAGACCAGAAAGAAACCATGCCGAGCGCTGAAGAAGTCGTGCGTTCAGTCGGTAGTCCTGGAACCGAACAGGACAACCTGGCGCTGTGGAAACGCGTCTTCAAAACCGATGAGCGCTTTACCAAAGCATTCACGCAAAACGGCGGTGGCACCTCAATCAACGGCACGTATCTTACGATGCTGGCTACCCGTGAGTTCGGCCTGAAAGGAAGCGGCTGGGGCGTCGATATACTGGAAGAACGCTTTGACGATGGAGCGCCAATTACACGGACGGTAAAAGGAACTGACGGTAACAATACATGGGAACTGATCTCAGATGGTAATGGCGGTTTCCTCACTGAAAAACATCACGTAATTAAAATTCGGCTTTGGTATCTGGTAAACGGTGTTCGTGGAGAAGAATACGCCTACGGCTGCACCCCCTACATTTACGGCAGCAAATACGGCCCGATCTGCGACGGCGAAGCCGCTAAAAAATCCCTCACCGATGCAACTAAAAAAGCATTATCCGGCCTCGGATTTAGCGGCGATATCTTTATGGGTCTCTATGACAACCCAGAGTATCGCCAGAAAAACAAAGCGGAGTTCGACCTCAAGAACGCCAGTGAAACCGCCGAAGATGCCGCGAGGTTGCGGCAGGAGTTCGACGACAAACTTTCCCGCGTTGCTAACACGCTGTCCACCGGCGTATCGGCCAATGAAGTTAACAAGGTGTTTGCCCCAATCGCCCGCGAGCTGGAGATCCACCGCAAGGATGCAGAATCAAAAGGCGACACTCAGCGCTCACGCCACCTGAGTACCCGCCTACGCCGCCTGACTGATATCAAAAATGCACGTATCGCCGAACTGAATAAATCCGAGGAGAAAGCATAATGACTTCCACTACCGCTATTGCTATCGCTGCCGACTACCAGAACCTGCTGCAGTTGCTGGAAACCTCCGATGACCTGACTCCGGAAATGATCGCCGATACGCTGGAAGGTCTTGAAGGCGCGCTGGCCGATAAACTGGATGCTGTCATGGTCATCGCACGCAATAACATGGGCAACGCCAGCACCTGCGACGACGAAATGAAGCGCCTGGCCGAGCGTAAGAAATCCTTTGAGAATAAGGATAAAGCACTGCGCAAGTATATTCTGTCCTGCCTGCTGGCGGCCGGGCTGGATAAGATGAAAACGGCTAAAAACACGTTCACTGCCAGGAAAGGAAGCGTCAGCGTTGTGATCGATAATACCGATCTGCTGCCTGATGAACTGGTGACCACGCAGGTTGTCATCGCGCCAGATAAAAAGGCCATCGAGGAGGCTATCGAGTCAGCAGAAGCCGCAGCCGCACAAATCACCGCCGAAGGTGGAGAGGTGCCGGCAGAGCTGTTAAATCCGGTACCGGGCGCCCACCTGGAGATCGGCGAACGTTCATTACAGGTGCGCTGATATGCTGAAACTTACTCTGAAGCGAGGCGACGCGCTTCACGTCGTTTTTCCGGACGGTACTAACGGGATAATCGAAGCCTGCGCGCGTTGCGAACTGACTATGCATTTCCCGCGTAGTGCCAAAATCACCCGCGAAAATGGCGCGTTTCTGAATAAACCAAACCTGATTAAGCATAATCAGAAATAAAAACTAACCATCGCTAGCATAGCGGCCCCCTTTGAAAACGGAGAACGCTATGCTGCGATGGCAACCAGGAGCTGTATTGCTCTCAGATTTTGATATCAAAATTGGCCGGCTGTCGGCGAGCGTACGTAGGCGGACCCTGACCCAGTCCGATATCGTACGTGCATGCGCTGACGCAGATAGCGCGATAGCCCGGATGATGAGGAAAGACCATGGGCAACAACGATCTACTCACCGATGATGAACTGGTTGAGCTTACTGGGTATAAATTCCCGTCAAAGCAGTGCGCGGCTTTGGCTCGGGCAGGGATTTCATTCGTCAGGCGTCGAGATGGGCGCCCGCGCGTCACCTGGACGCATGTTAATTCCGCTCTGGCGGGTATCCGGCATGTAGCGCCACCCGAAGAAGAACAACCAAACTTTGACGCAATCTGATGACACGAACAAGAAAAAACCCGGATGATAATAAACTGCCTCCACGGGTATATAAAAACAAGTACAGTTATTATTACAAACCCACATCAAAAGAGTGTATCTCTCTGGGTAAAGTTAAAGATATGACTATTGCCCAGGTGTGGGCGAAATACGAATTGCTGATTAACTCAATGGCAAACGTAATGACGTTTGGAAAGCTATGGGATAAATTTTTATCCAGCCCCTACTATCGGGAATTAGGCCAGCGAACGCAGAAAGATTACCTACAGCACCAAAAAAAACTATTAACCGCCTTTGGTAAAGTCAGGGCAGATTATATAAAACCTGAGCACGTCAGGGCGTACATGGATAAACGCGGACTGAAGAGTAAAACTCAGGCTAACCATGAAAAATCCAGCATGTCGCGGGTTTTCAGGTGGGGATATGAGCGGGGATATGTGAAGGGAAATCCGTGCCAGGGTGTGAGTAAGTTTTCTGTTAAGTCGCGTGATTACTACATAACCGATGAAGAGTATATCGCCATATACAAAGAAGCCCCTCCCGTTTTGCAGTGCGCCATGGAGATCGCATATCTGTGCGCAACCAGGGTTGGCGATATCCGAAACCTGACGTGGCAGCAAGTTATGGATAAGGGCCTGTTTATTCAGCAGGGGAAAACGGGGAAGAAGCAAATAAAACGCTACACGGAGCGATTAAGCCTGGCTCTCGAACAGGCCAAATTGCTGGGCGGCCATCATTATGTGATTTGTAACAAATACGGTAGCCAGTACAGCTATACTGGTTTTAATGACATATGGCGCAAGGCCAGAACAGCGGCTAGCGAAAAGGTCGGACATCCCATCGAGGGGACGTTTCACGACCTGAAAGCAAAAGGCATTTCGGATTACGAAGGCAGCAGCAAAGAGAAGCAGATTTTCTCCGGACATAAAACCGAATCACAGGTATTGACCTACGATCGCAAGACTGGAGTAACACCTACGCTCGACATTCCTGTGTTAAATGTCACAGTATCTGACAGTAAAAAGTGACCGTCTTATTCTACGAGGATATTCTACGGGTGTTCTATCAGGAGGTGGATTAAATGAATGTTTTAATCGTAACTAATTGAAAAGTGGCGGAGAGAGGGGGATTTGAACCCCCGGTAGAGTTGCCCCTACTCCGGTTTTCGAGACCGGTCCGTTCAGCCGCTCCGGCATCTCTCCGCTGAGGTTGCTATAATGCCAGGTTCTTTGGCACTTTAATAGTTCCTGTCTCTTTAATTATGTTCAAGTGACGACTTTGCGAGCAATATGATGTTTAAATGGCCCTGGAAAGTAGATGAAGAGTCCGGCAACGCAGAAATGCCCTGGGAACATGCGCTTGCCATTCCTGTTTTAGCCAATCTTTCTGCACAAGAACAGCAGGAACTGGTGCAGATGGCAGCACGCTTTCTGCAACAAAAACGTCTGGTCCCCCTGCAAGGGCTTGAACTCACCCCGCTGCAAAACGCCCGCATTGCGATGTTGTTCTGTTTGCCGGTTCTCGCGCTTGGCATTGAGTGGCTGGATGGCTTCCACGAGGTGCTCATCTACCCTGCCCCATTTGTGGTGGATGATGAGTGGGAAGACGATATTGGTCTGGTCCACAATCAACGGGTCGTACAATCCGGCCAGAGCTGGCAACAAGGCCCCATCATCCTGAACTGGCTGGATATTCAGGACTCTTTCGATGCATCGGGTTTCAATCTTATCGTGCACGAAGTCGCACATAAGCTGGATACCCGCAATGGCGATCGCGCCAGCGGCGTGCCGTTGATTCCGTTACGCGAAGTCGCCGGCTGGGAGCACGATCTCCACGCAGCGATGAATAACATTCAGGATGAGATCGATCTGGTTGGGGAGAGCGCCGCCAGTATTGACGCCTATGCGGCGACCGACCCGGCCGAGTGTTTTGCCGTATTATCGGAATATTTCTTTAGCGCACCGGAGCTGTTTGCCCCGCGCTTTCCGGCGCTCTGGCAGCGCTTTTGCCATTTCTATCGTCAGGACCCCTTACAAAGATTACGTGAAAATGGCCTGCTGGATACTGACGACGGGTACACTGTGCACTAA